CTTACATTAGCCCACATATTACCAAGACCTAGTTTTCCTTCTACACCAAAATCTTTATTACACTCATAAGCCATCTTAAACAACTCTGATGTCAAAGGTTCGTATTCTTTTCTTTGATTCATATCAGTTGGACTATGCCAACCAAATCCAGAGTTAGTTTTTTCCTCGCCTTTCGGGTTAGCTTTTTTCCATTTTTTTATATGTTTAAATAAGTACTTATTTAACTTTTTTGCGTTAGGTAGGTCTTTATAATAAATAGGAGTAGGAAATAATATCTTTCGTTGAAGTTTGCTCATTTAAATGGCGGTCCTCCAAACCACATAACTAAAGACCTCCTAATACCTTTTTTAACAGGCGCAACTTTATGCCTTAAGAAAGACGCAAAGAATATTGCTTGTCCTTGTTTTAAGTCTAATGGTTTCTGCTGCCCTGCGTCTGAAAACATAAGTTCTCCGCCGGTAAATTTTGATGGGTCTGACAATAAACAAGTCATTGAAACTTTTCTGATAGGTTGTTCACCATTAACACCAAAAGCATTTAAATCCATATGCCAGTCATAAAAACCTTTTTTAGGATACTCAGTAAATTGAGCAGGTTCTGTAAGTCTAACACCATCAAACATAAAATGATTTAAGTTTACAATAGATAATTGATTTTCTATTACCTTGTACATTTCTGGCATTTTAGCAAAAGGTATCCAAGATATAGTTGTCACTCTTTTTTTAGTATCATATTGACCTTGTTTACCACCACCAACTTTAGCTTGTTCTGGCACACACTGATGACCTGCATCAATAATCATTTGACATTGTTCAGGTGTAAACATGGGTTCTGTTGTTGTGGCAACATAAGATTGCCATTTAGGCATTCTAGGTATCATTCGTTTTGTCCTCCTGCGGTTCGTGATGCAACGGGATTGTATTCAACATCAACATTACAAACTAATGTTCTTCTTTTTTCTTTTGTAGAATTAAATGGATAAACACAATGTCTCATGTCATAAGGAAAAACATAAAAGTCTCCTATTTTCATGTTAGGTGAATAATCTGTTTTAGCAAATTGACCAGCTGCTGCACCTATAATTTGTAATCGTCCATTCATAGGTTTTTCTTTTGCAGAATATTCAACGCCTGTTTCTTGTGGTAGCTTTAAACACATTACAGAAGATAGACCTGTAAATAGTTTACCTTGATGTATGTGCACAGGATTATATTCATTAGCTTTCATTTCATTAACCCAAATAGAATTTATATTCTTTTGTGTTGGTCCTATCTTATTCCAATCTGTGTAATGATCAAAGATAGAGTGAAACCATTGAAGAATATCAGTTGGTAAAAAATTATGTTGAGTCATCTTATCATTATTAGGTCCTGAATAATGTAAAGATACTTCGTCTTCTATTTTACCCACAAGTTGTTTATTTGCTTTAGGAAGTTCTTTTTTTCTTTTTTCGTAAATCTCATTAAGAGCTACAAAAATTTCTAAAGGAACTTGGTATTTTAAAACCGTTTGACCTAGATAAACAAAGTCAAATTTCATGTTACTTTGTAATTCTTTTATTTTTTTTAACATCCAAAGACAGTTTCTTTTCCTGTATATTTTTCTCTAACGCTTCGAGTTGTCCTAATACATTAAATACTTCAGGTTGTGATGTTCCTGGAGTAATCGTCTTTTTCTGTTCTTGAAGTCTTAGTAAATAAGAATGTGCTTGGTGAGTATCTACATCTCTTTTATCAAAATTACCATCGTCAAACTCTTTTTTAAGTTTAGACCATGTAGCAACTTCTCTCATTCTATGTTTAGCGACTAACTCCATTTGTGCTTTATTGTAAAGTTTTTCTTCTAGCTCTACTTGTTTCATTTCTTTGTCTAATGGATCATTTACTTCTCTAATTTCTCTCTGTAGTTTTTTTATCTCAACTTCATTCTTTCTAGCGTCAAATGATAGATGAACTAAGTTTTCAAAGTGTGTGTTCTGTTCTCTTACAGATTGCCAATACTTTGCAGCTTTAGTTGGATATTTATTATCAGATAATACAGAAAACCTCATTTCTGTTTCTGTTCTAAACATTTGTTTTTTCATCCAAGTATCTTGGAGTTCAGGTATTAATTTCTTAAAACTTTTAACATCGTCCTTATCTAATATATTAGATAAATACTTAGACTCTGTCTCAAGTTTAGTTGTTATATTACGTTTTTCTTTTGACATTTCTATCTCCTTTATTCATTTCTAATCTCTTTATATACCTTTCTAAAAAAAGGTCAACTACGAAGTTGTAATTGTAGTTACCGCGTCAGTTGATGACCATGCTTCAGTACGAGTAGAAACAGGACTAGGACTAGGATCTCCACCTATAGCCAAAGTTCCACCTGTAGTTCCTACATTTCCATAATTCATATCTTGAGTAGCTGTTGATAAGTTAGCTACTTCTGTCCAAGATGAGCCATTCCAATATTCAGTGTTAGCAGTTCTTGATGGTCCTCCACCAAAAGCTAAAGAAGAACTATTAGATGTTCCACCTGCTGCACCAGCTGATCTAGGTGTGTTGTTTTCTGTTACTTCCGACCAAGTTGAACCGTCCCATGTTTCTGCAAGGACTTGAGGGCCCGGCGTACCGCCTGATCCCACTGCACTTGATTGAACTCCTGACCCAGACATTTTTCCTCTAGCAGTATTCATATTATTAACTTCTGTCCATGATGTACCATCATAAAGTTCTGTGTTAGCTGTTGTTTCTCCACCAAACGTAATTGCTGCTGTTTGAGTTCCACAAGCAGAGTTCCCTCCATTTGGAGTGTTTGTTCCATTTGCTGCTGTCCAGCTTGAACCTCCCCATGCTTCTACGGCAGTAGCATCTCCCGGATTACCTCTTATGGCTAATCCTGCGGCAGTTGTTCCAGCTCCAGGACGTTCAGCTCTATAGTTAGACATGTCTGATTTTTCAGTCCATGTTGTTCCATTATATTCTTCTGTTGTTATTCTACCAGGGGCTGAACCAGGAGGATAATAACCTCCAAATTCTATTGCTGCAGTTGATATTCCAAAAGAACCAACGGCTGCGTTAGCGTTATTCATATTAGTTCCACTTGCCCATGTTCCTTCTGCAACATCTCTTGCAAAACCTTTTAAAAGGCTTGTAGTTGAATTATACCACATTAGACCTTCAACTAAAAAAGAAGGTCCTGCAGGGAAATTCCATGATTCTGTTGCACCAGATCTTGCTCCCGATACATTACCTGAAGCACGAAGAGCTGATGTACCTCCTCCAACTGCTGAAGAACAAAAATCTTCAGAAGGAGCTGCTAAATCTGCAACCTCTGTCCACGATGTTCCATTCCATGATTCAGTTTTAGATGTTTCTGGTGGAGTTCCTCCAAAAACTAGAACAGATGTATTAGTATTTCCTGTTCCTCCTAAGCCGTTTCGACCTGTATTTAATTCACTTGCTTCTGACCAACTTGTTCCGTTCCATAATTCATTAACATCTAAGGTAGCACCGGGAGGACTATTACTGTGGCCTCCTGCATAAAGAGATGATGGTTGAACTCCTGCTCCTGCTCCATTGTAACGAGCAGTGTTTAATTCATTAACTTCCGTCCAACTAGCTCCATTCCAAGATTCTGTATCTGCAGTAACAGCAGGATTAGGATTAACTCTACCACCAAATGCTAGCGCCGCTGTAGTAGTGCCTGAAGAACCAGGATTATATCCTCTAGCTGTATTTAATTCTGCTATTTCCGTCCAAGATGCCCCGTTCCATCTTTCTACATCAGCAGTAAAACTTCCTGCTTCTCCTCCTGCTATAGCAAGGGAAGCTGTTTGAGTTCCAGTGCCTGTAAGACTTCTTCTTCCTGCATTTAAGTTACTAACTTCAGTCCAAGAAGTACCATCATATTTTTCAGTATCTGCTGTAATTCCTGGAGGTGCAACTCCACCAAACGCTAGACCTGCTGTATTAGATCCTGAACCAGCACCATCATTTATAATTGTGTTTTTTGTTCCGCCACTAGACCATGATCCTACATAAGGCACCGGATCGGTGCTTGCTGACTGAACTGTAAATCCTTTTATGCTTCTATAATTTGCCATGTTAACTTACCGTAATTGTTTTGTTTACGTTGCCTGCTGTAAATTCTTCTGTTGTAGTTACACCAGCTGGATCAGATGCTGCAGTATTT